TCATAATTGGCGTCCTGATTATATTGTAGGTATTACTAGAGGCGGGCTTGTTCCCGCTAATCTGCTTAGTCAATATACAGGCATTAAAATGAATAGTCTAGACATTAGTCTACGTGACGGTGGTGACTGTGTTAGTAACTGTGGCATGGCAGAAGATGCATTTGAAGGCAAAAAGATTCTTATTGTTGACGATATCAATGACCAAGGATCTACGGTTGCTTGGATTAAGCAAGATTGGGAATCAAGTGCATTACCAGGACATCCTAATTGGGAGACCATATGGGGAGACTCGGTTCGTTTTGCAGTACTAACACACAATCAATCAAGTTCGTTTAAAGATCCGGACTATTATGTGTGGACTGTGAATAAAGCAGAAGAAGATTGTTGGTTAGTTTATCCTTGGGAGGATTTTTGGTTATGACATCAGCATTAATTAAACTTATATTAGGTATTACATTAATTGTAATCGCTATTGCTCTTGGTCCCATACTAGGTATTTGGGCATTGAACACGCTATTCCCTGTTTTAAATATTCCGCTTACGTGGGAAACATGGGCGGCTTTTGCAATATTGCTTGGTGGGGCTAGTGGATTACGGTTTGGGACTAGTAAATGAGACAAGTAGATCAATTAAATCAACTGTCTACAGAACAACTTAAAGATAAGATCAAACAGGCCGAGTTTGATATTAAAAAGATGCAGGGTGAAGGTGGACTTGATCGAAAAGTTGCTGTTCTAATAGAATATAAAGACTATCTTATTGACGAGCTTAAAGAATTAGAAAATAAATGATAGACAATACCGTTGTATGGGAAATCGTAATACCTTGGCACAATCAAGATAATAATTGGTGGAATGAAACTTGTGCTAGTGTTGTAGAAGTATTTGGATTGCCTGGGGATCGCTATACATATAATCCACGATATGAAGATATGCGATTTCTCTTTACCTCAAAGAAGGATTATCAATTATGCAAGATTCTACTATCAGACAAAATTTAGATTTTTATAGTGTCGTAGTATTGGGTATTATAGGTTTTATTTTTGCAATCTGGTGGAATTATTCAAATCCACATATGATTGTCAAATATGATTGTTCAATAGCAGAAATAAGTCCAGACTATCCTATAGCTGTTAAAGAAGGATGTAGAAAACTTCGAGCAGAAAATGCTAAGGAAAACTTGCAAAAACCTAAATAAAACTGTATAATAATACAAAGACATCCACGTCATTAACTCGGAGAATAATAAATTGACTGAATCAGTAACATATAAAAACATAGACGACAAGGGCTATGAAGAAGGCTACCTAGGCGATGCTATCCGCTTTAAAATGAAGCGTGATAAGAAACGTTTCTGGGCAGGTGATAATATTAGTGATTACTTGCACGAAGGTGATAAAGAAAAGCTAATCGAAGAAGCAACAGAAGCATTTGAAACTGTATTAGATCGATTGCTCATTGATCGTGAAAATGATCCAAACTCGCATGGTACTGCGAAGCGTCTTGCTAAAATGTACTTTAATGAAATAATGGCAGGAAGATATGAACCACCACCAGACGCAACAGCGTTTCCAAATGATTCAGAGGACCGTTACGAAGGTATGTTGGTTGTTCGTAGCGAGCTTCGCAGTATGTGTAGCCATCATCACCAACCCGTTGTTGGCGTTGCTTATATTGGTCTTATTGCGGCTCAGAAACTCATCGGACTTAGCAAGTATACGAGGATCGCTCAGTGGTGTGCCCGTCGAGGTACTCTCCAGGAGGAACTTTGTAATGACATTGCTAGGGAAATCCAGAAAGCCACAGGTGCCACAGACTTAGGTGTTTACATTCAAGCAATACATGGTTGTTGTGAGAATCGCGGTATCATGGCACATAGTAGTCTAACGCAAACTACAGTCTTAAAAGGTGCATTTACCAACGATGCTGGTACAAAGAAAGAATTCTTTGACAATATTAAAATGCAACAGGAGTATGCTTCGAAATGACAGCACTAGAACTTCAAATGCCGGCTGAAGGCATAATGAAAACAAACGATTGGGGTGACTCAAAAGTTTATCGCGTTACATGTAACTGTGGTGCATCTGATCACGATCATCATGTATGGGTAGAAGCAGACGATCACGAAGTAAGTGTTACTATCTACACAACTGTAAAAAGTAATTGGTGGAACAAAACTCGCTGGCATGCTATTTGGACATTGTTAACCAAAGGTTACGTTGATACAGAGTCTACAGTAATTATGAGTCGGCAACAAGCACTTAACTATGCAGAAACTTTGAAAAGCGCAATCGAAGATGTTAATATGTTTCGTAATGCTAGACAAACCAAAGAAGAACGTGCTACAATAAAGAAAATGGCAAATGAACAGGATTGTGTATGAGTAAAATTAAAATAGCAGAATTATTTTATAGTGTGCAAGGTGAAGGACGTTACATGGGTGTACCGTCTGTTTTCTTGCGTACATTTGGTTGTAACTTTAAGTGTGCCGGATTTGGTATGCCACGTGGTGAATTAAGCATGGAGGCCGCTGGTATTGCGGCTACACATAGTTTGGTTACACCTTTTCAAAAGTACGAAGAGCTTCCGCTTGTTAGTACGGGCTGTGACAGTTATGCTAGCTGGATGCCAGAGTTTAAAGACCTATCGCCTATGCTTACTAGTGAAGCAATCGCAGATCGTATTATGGAGATTCTTCCACAAGATCATTGGAAAGACGAACACTTAGTTATTACAGGTGGTGAGCCATTACTAGGTTGGCAACGTGCTTATCCAGAACTTCTGGATCATCCTAAGATGTCTGGGCTAAAAGAAATTACATTTGAAACAAATGGTACTCAAGCATTAACTGACGAATTTAGATCTTATTTGCATAACTGGAAAAAATCTAGTCCAGAACGCGAAATTACATTTAGTGTAAGTGCTAAACTTCCGTGCAGTGGCGAGTCGTGGGACGAAGCTATTAAGCCACAAACTGTTTGCGAATATGAATGGTTCGGTACTGCATATTTAAAATTTGTCATTGCTACTGAACATGACTTTGCTGATGCAGAATGTGCTATTGCGGCTTATCGTAAACAAGGATTTAAAGGACATGTATATTTGATGCCAGTAGGCGGTGTAGAAAGTGTCTACGCAATGAATAATAAAAATGTAGCAATATTGGCTATGAAAAATGGTCTGCGTTATAGTGACCGTTTACAAGTGCCACTATTTAAAAATGAGTGGGGAACTTAATGAAAAAATTAATTAAACGATTGTTTGGTATTGATAAACTTGAAGCTGAAAAGACTCAGGCTCAAGAAGCGTTAGCGTTAGCACAAGCAGAAACAACTAAAGCTCAAGAATTAGAAGCACAAGCCAAAATGACTCCTAAAGAACGTGCTACTGCCAAAGGTGAACCTTGGGTAGCCGTACTAGATACACATGTTAACAAAGACAATGTACGTAATGGCTTTTTTGAGCTTGACTGGAATGAAGAGTTTGTGTTACAATTGAAACAAGCTGGATACGGATTTGATGGTGATCCAGATGAAGAGATCGTGGATCGTTGGTTTAGAGATTTGGCTAGCAACATGCTAGTCGAAGAAGGACAAAGTCCAAATCGCGGTGCCGGTTATATTAACGTAAGTAGATTGCCCAATGGCAAAGCGCAGGTAGAATGACACATATTATAGTTGATACAGCTAACACATTTTTTCGTGCTAGACACGTAGTCCAGGGCGATGCTGAGATTAAACTCGGCATGGCATTCCATATTACTTTTAATAGTATTAAGAAAGCATGGCAAGACTTTGGCGGTACTCATGTAGTGTTCTGCCTCGAAGGTCGTAGCTGGCGTAAGGATCACTATAAGCCGTATAAAGCGAATAGGCAAGAAACACGCGATGCGATGACTCAAAAACAACAAGAAGAAGATAAGTTGTTTTGGGAAGCCTTTGATCAGTTTAAAGAATTTATTACAGAAAAGACTAACTGTACAGTCCTACAACATAAACAGTTAGAAGCAGATGATCTAATTGCAGGATGGATACAAAGTCATCCTGGATCTAAACACGTTATTATTAGTACAGACGGAGACTTCGCACAACTAGTAAGTCCAACAGTTAGTCAATATAACGGTGTAGGCGATTTACATATTACACACGAAGGTATCTTTGATGCAAAAGGTAAACCGGTTAAAGACAAAAAGACAGGCGAGCCAAAGCCAGCACAAGATCCAGAGTGGATGCTGTTCGAGAAATGTATGCGTGGTGATACCAGTGATAATGTCTTCTCGGCGTATCCAGGTGTGCGTACTAAAGGTTCTAAAAACAAAGTTGGTCTTACTGAAGCGTTCGAA